ACTTTTCTCGCTTACTGCTCTTTTAAGTGCTTGTGCTTGTTGTGTTCCACTAATAGGGTCAAAGCGTTCATCATTCATAAAAAGCACTCCAGCTGGACCACCATTCTGGAAGGAAGCAACTGCTGCTGTCTTCGCTTCGTTCGAACGAGTCAAGTTTCTCGCAGCAGCCATCAAAGGAGATTGACCATATAGTTGATTCCCAGTAGTATTCCATTGTGGATTAAAGTATTTATCTTGTAATATTTCTTGCTTAGTAAAGTTCCAAAGTGGACCATAATTCAATTGATACCCTGCAATCGTTGGAGGGAAATTTTGAATATTGGCTAATACATACATATATTGTGAAGGAAGCACAAACATTTCATAAGGTTTGCCTTCGTTGTTACCACCTTCAATCATCTTAGCGTAAACAAAAGAGTTACCTGTGATTAACTTAAAAGAACACCAAGCCTCTACGAAATCCCCAAATGTATCTTCTTCGTTTGGATATTTCAATAACTCGTTTAATCGTGCATCTCCTGTGTATAATTCAAACGCTTTCTTGTGTAGCTTTTGTACATCTTTCCAGTTCTCAATCTTATCTGGTTGGCTTATTAAAGCCTTGTATTTCTTTGCAGATACTTCATCAACCACTTTGTAAACGTGGAATGGAGCAAGTTTTGCTTTATCCGTAATTAATTTTACGATAGAATAAACTATATCATTTGCAGAATATCCATCACGAACAAAACTAATGTTATCGCCACCTTGCCAAGTTATTATTCCTTGTTGTATTGCTACTTGTCCGTTAAAAGGTATCTGTGGTAAAACAGTTGATAGTTTTTGTCTTTTAGTAAAAAAGTCAAGTAATCCCATTATATATGAATTTTAACAAAGTTAGACAATTTATCCTAAAATACCGACACCTCAAATTTTAGCTTCGTTAGATGTGTAAACACGGCATATCTACAAGCATCCATCAAGTCATCGTTTGCCTTTACAGGTTCTTCAATTACATTATCGTTTTTATCCTTTTTCCATTTGTAAGACATAAACTCCCTTCTTAAGTTTTTGCTATTGTAGTGTAAGTTTATTGGATAAGATTTCATCTTTACTATTCCTGCCCAAACATCTTTAACGGCTGGTTTAATGTTAAATCCTTGTCTGTAAAGTTCCTCAATGGACTTAGGCTCGGCTGCATCGGCATAGATTGTGGCTATATCTGGTAACTTCTCTTTAATCAATCTTGATAGATCACTCAAAGTCAATCCGCTTTGATAAATAATCTCCTCAAAGTAGTTTTGTCCTTCGTGGTGTGTAACCTTTATAAGTGCAGCTGGGTGAACATAACCAAAATCCAATCCATAGAACACATCACCATCTGGTGCTTCATCGTATTGCTTCCATTGAGTGTAAATTATTTCTTTTGCTGACCCTCGTTCTCCTAATCCGTACACCTTCCACATAAAGTCATCTGGTAAATCTTTGTATTGCTCAATGTTTCTTATTTGGCTATCGCTAAGGTTACTTATGTTGTTTAGATAGGTAGAATGGATGCGTTTGTTCTTTGGGTTATCGGCTACCTCATATACCCAAGAAATAAAGTCTGCTGGATTCCAGTCTAAAAATGATTGTCCAGTTGTTCTTATTAAAAGCTGGTCAAACAATGCCTTGCTAATTAGGTTTGCCTCGTTTACGAATAGTATATCCCTTGCTGGTCCTTTTGCTTTATCTGGGTCTTCAAGACCGAATAACTCAATATATGAACCGTTCTTAAAAGTATAAATGAAATCGGTGTACCTAAAATCTTTTTCATCCCAAATGTTCCATTGCTCAAGTATATTTTTAAAATCCCTATAAACTCCACGCTTTATATGTGGAAGGGAATGAGAAACCATTGAAATCCTTGTATTAGGTTTACTTATTGCAATGTGAATTAATAACTGTACAACTGAATAGCTTTTACTTGACCTTGACCCACCTTCATTGCATATTATTGGATAACCTTCCTCGTATGCTTTTTTGTTGGCATAGAATACAGGAGTAGCCTTAATCTTTAATTGGTTGACAATCTGCATCTGGTTCTATTGTGATTTGCACATTACCCTTTATGTCAGCGGTTATGTCGGTTGTTTGTTTTGGTCTGCCCTCTAATCTATCCAAAAGAATTTCATAAGCCTTTAAATCGCCCTTTCTTGCCTTTGCTATGATTTGCATATCTAATTGCTCGGCTATTGTAAACTCCTCATCTTCGCCTGTTACTGGATTGCGTACTTTAGTAACTAACTCCAATAAACGTAAAAGCCTTGTTTTGCTATTAGGCACACCCTTACCCCTTCCGTTTGGATTTCTTACTTCTCCCTTTTGTGCTGGTATTAAATTATGATTATTTGCCATATTTCTTAATATTCTCTAATTATTACAAAGCTACTCCGTTCTTCTTGATAATCAATGATGGGTCAAGTTTTTGCATTCTATTTACAATTACTTGACAATATTTTGGGTCTAATTCCATACCATAGCATTTGCGTTTAAGTTGATGTGATGCAACCATTGTTGTACCACTTCCTGTAAATGGTTCATATACATTAAATCCTATCTTGCTAAACTTTTCAATACCTTCAAATGGTAATGCAATTGGAAATGATGCTCCGTGTCCCCATTTCATATTTTCGCCTTGCTTATTGCTTATTCTCCAAGTATTCCAATATGTATCATTATTTTGATTAGTATAATATTTTTCTCCTTTTGATAATAAAAAGATTAACTCACAAGTCCTACTTAATATTCCTGTACTGCATATATTCATACCAACTCCTTTATCCCATATTATTGTTTCTTTAACCGTAAATGGGTTTAAATCAGAAAATATAATTTTACCATAATCATCCCTTGAATTTGCGTTATACATAACATTCCATAAAATAGAAGTATCATCATTACAGAATATTGATATATTATTCAATATCGCAATACAAAATTCAAAGTATTCTTCTTTAGTGCAATTATCTGACTTTTCTTGTTCATTATAAAAGTCTTTAGTCTTTCTGCTTTTATTTCCTCTATATCCACCTGTTCCACTATTTCCACCAGAATTATATGGAGGAGATGTAAAAACCATATCTATCTTTTGTCCGTTCATTAGCTTTGCCACTTGGTCGCTATCTGTACTATCTCCACAAAGCAACCTGTGTTCTCCTATCTCAAATAAATCGCCTAATACTATGTCCGTTTCAATTCCGCCATCTGGAACGGCAAAGTCATCTTCTTCTGCATCTAATACAGTTGCATCAAAGTTTGGTATATCTAAACCCCATTCAGTAAGTAATTCCTCATCCCAATTATTAGCTAAGTCATCCCAATCCCATTCTCCATATCCTACGTTATCCTTTACGATAAATTCTTTTTTTTGTTCTTCGGTTAGTTCTTTTGCTTGTTTTACAGGTACATCTTTAAGTCCAGCTTCAATACAAGCCTTTAAACGCATATTGCCACCTAATACAATGTTATTTTCATCTATTACAATAGGTCTAAGTTCAAGCATCTGTGGGAAGTCTTGAATTGACTTAACTAACTTTTTAAACTTGTCATCCTTGATAATTCTTGGATTGTTTGGGTTTGGTTTGATTTCGTTGATATTCATTATTGGTCTTTGTATTTTTCAATTAGTTCTAAAAGTTCACTTCTTTGCCATTTTTTTACCCTGTTGTTAACCGCTTCAAACTCTAACTCCTTTACCGCTTTTTCTCCTATTCTTTCTACAAGTCCAATTCGGTACATCGCTTGGTTGCCGTGTTTAAACATATTACATCCAGCACATTGCAAGTGAATATTCCATTCGTTAAACCTTAAAGCCGAATAACCTTTAACAGTAAAGTAATGTCCAGCCTGATTACCATTGTTACTTCCGCAACTAATACAAGGCAATCCTTCATCTCGTTTCCTTATGTAAGCATTAACTACCTTTTGGGTTTTTTCTAACAACTTTGGTAAAGGTATCAATGGCATATAAAGCAAAATTAGGGTTACTTTTTCAATCTAACAACACATAATCTATTGTTATGATTGTATCGTTTCTTGTTAATTGGATTCATATAGGTCATAATCGTTTTATAGTCAGTATGTAAGAACCTTGTTGCCTTTGCTATTGACCTAAAGCAAATCTCCTCTTTTGTATCTAAGTAAATCAATCTTACTTCAATGTTGTTGTCTAATCCTGTCATCGGTTTATTAGTTTGTAATATAAAGTTTTCAATAGTTCCCAGATTACTATTGTTATAAATATTTTAAGCATAATCTTTTAATTTCAAAGTATAAATGTGCGGTTAAATAAATCATACACGCTAAAGGAACGCTAATAAGTATAAACTTTAGTAGTTCATAAATAAATCTTAATTGTTTCATAGATTATTTGTTTATAAAAATTATCCTTTTTTGAATAGCATATTCGCCATCGTATTTTATCCAATCTCTTCCATTATCATATCCATTAAATCCATCTTCAGTTAAACTTCCATTTTCATCAAGTATTTTACCACCCCAATGATTACTTACTCCGTGTTCTCCTTGATATTCTCCATATTGAATAATACCTTTTCTGCCATCTTTTAATATTACTACTGTATCTAATTTCATAGTTATTTGTTTAGTTTATAATTTTAAAGAATCACCCCAAGTTCCGTAATTACTATTTGTTATTAAATATTAATTCTTGAGGTGATTAAAGTTGTTTGTGTAAAAATAGGTACAAAGTGTATCTTTTGCACTCGTTTTTAATAAATAATTCATCCGTTAATCTTTCAAGTTCCTTATCTGTTTTCGCATTGACCTTGTAGTATGCTATAACTTTAGCCTTTATTTTTTCAGCTACTTCCTTAGATAGATTCGTAATGTTTAAATCTTTACGCTTCCAGAGGATATCAAAAGCCATAATGTTAAGTAGTTTCCAATCCTTTTTAGTTGATTTCTCCCAATTTTGGTACAATGCCTCAATAATTTCATCATCATTGATTTTTGGTATCTGTATTGGTGGTGGCTCTACATAGG